CAAAGTCGTCCCTCGTTATCAAAATCTTCTCGATGATGAGATGATTGAACTTGACAATGGGTGTGTTTTGAATAATAATCACAGTTATTCAGATGCTTGGTATTTTGCTGTTTATAATTCTTACGAAGAGTTTGACTTGAAGTTTCTGGCAGAACACGAAGTCATTAGTTTTCATGATAAGTTTTATTAAACAAAGTATACACAATTTAAATAGATTATAAGGAGAAATAATATGATTGAAGATTTTGAAGATCTATCAAAGATCAACTCTATTGACAAACTGAACAAACTGTTGGACATTGCATATGACTATCTAACGGAAACTCTAGAAGAAGTTAATGCAACAAGGACTCGTATTGAAAATATCTATGAACGTATTGGTGAAATTAAGGGGCATAATGAATGATTAATAATAAAACTGAATATAAAACTGAGATTGACTTTGAACTAGATTGCTATTCTATTGAGGCTGTTGTGGTTGAGAAACTCCCAGACCCATCTTGTGTGAGCAGTGATTGGGATTACTATGGGTACACAGAGATTGATTCTTACGAAGTCTTTCGTGAAGGGGTTATTATTTGTGATGATCTTATTCCAAAAGAAACTAAAGAACTGATTGAAGATCGGATCATTGAGGAGTATAATAACTATAAGCGGAATGCAGATATCTTGAATTGTATGGAAGTTGAATTCTATGACGAAGATGGATATAATCCATTTGGTGGACGGTAGAAGATAATGTTATAAGGAAGTTGTAGATGAACAATAAAATTGAGTTTTATAATTTAAAAGAAAAGACAGTTTTGTTTCTTGTGTACCCCATTGCAGCCTTTGTTATTCTGCTATTTGCTGCATTAATCTTAGCATTTGCTGGATTATTTTTAGTAGCAGCATGGTTTATCATTCCTTTCATTGACATTCAAAAGAATGCAGGTAAGATACAAACAGTAAATGGGACTGGCCTAAAGGATCATATCCATCAAACAATCAATGAACAAGAATCAAATCTAGAAATTTAATTGTAATTGTTGTGATAATTCATAAAGGAGATAAGATATGAATAATTTTGAACTTAATGAAAAGATTGAAGAATTTGTGGATATGTATACCCCATATCAACTTGCAAAGATGTATTTGCAAACAAAGGAAGAAATTAGTAATTTGATGATTGTGATGGATGAAAGTAGGGTAGAAGAAACAATGAACAAACTGAAAGAGCAAATCCGCACAATGCATGACAATATGAAACCATTTGTACTGAAATTTAATACTGAAGAATAAAGAATATAAATAGGACAATAAATTAAGGAGTTTATGTGTGGGAAATATCTCTTATGTTGTAAAAAGATATGGGATTGAAGTTGATTTATCCAAAATCGGAAAGACGGCGTGCCCTAGGTGTCAAAAGAAGTTAGGTAGGGATGTCAATTGTGACAATCTCCATGTATATGGTTTAGATGGGGATGGCAAGCATAGGGGTGCCAAATGCTTCAGTTGTGATTTTACAATCCCATCTGAGGATTGGCTTGAAGAAAATGGAGACAGTAATAATGAAACAGAATTGGAGGATTTAGTGGGAAGTTATTTCGACTTGGAAGTTAATGAGAAGATTAAACAAGAAACAGGAGTTGAATCTAAAGGTTATCGAGGAATTAGGACTGACATTTCAAGACCGTTTGGGGTTCGTTATAGGTATAGTGAAGAAGATGGATCAGTGACTGAGACATTCTACCCATGCACAAAAGAGTACAATATTTGTGGATATAAAACCCGCGTCGATCCTAAAGATTTTTCACACCCATATGGAGAGACTGGAAAAGATTGTGAACTATTTGGTCAATTTAAATTTAAAACACAGAACAATACAGTAATAATTGTTGGTGGAGAACACGACGTCCTGGCAGCGGCACAAATGTTAATTGATGCGCAGAAGAATAAGCAATTCGATCCAGTGGCAGTTGTTAGTCCTACGATTGGTGAAACAGGTGCATATAAACAGATACAAAAACAATATCAATGGTTTAATCAGTTTAAAAAGATTATAGTTTGTATGGACAATGATCCTGCTGGGGAAGAAGCTGCAAAGAAGATTGTGAATGTACTTCCTCGTGGGAAAGTTTATGTCATGCAACAGCGGCATAAAGATCCTAATAAAGCACTAAAAGACGGAAAGGAACAGGACTTTATTAATGACTTCTGGGCGGCGCAGCCATATACCCCTGCCGGAGTTCATGCTTCAACTAGCCTGTACAAGGCAGCACTAGATCGTATGGATTTAGACATGGTTTCACTTCCACCATTTATGAAGAAGGCATCTTCAATGCTTGGAAATGGACTTGTGAAACGTGAGATAACACTTATACTCGCCAAAACATCCATTGGCAAGACAACACTGATGTCTGGGCTAACACAACATTTGGCACTATACGAGCAAAAAGAAGTTATTGGTGTACTCTCACTGGAACAAGATGCTGGTAAGTTCTCACAGAATCTTCTATCTTATCATCTAAAAACTCCACTGCACAGGATGAGCAAAGATGAACGGAAAGAGTTCTTGCAAAAATCAGAAATAAAAGTTGAGATAGATAGGCTATATGAGAAGCCAGATGGAACACCCACTCTATATGTTTGTGACGACCGTGGTGCTAATTGGGAACAAATCAAAGAAAAGACTCTAGAAATGATTATTAGCATGGGAGTTACAATTCTTGTTGTAGACCCATACAGTGACCTTCTTTCAGGCATGTCTGTTAGTGAACAAGAGGAAGTTGCAACATGGTTCAAGAAGATAATGAAGGAATATGGAATTACTCCAATAATTGTATCTCATGTTAGGAAATCATCTACTAGTGGTAATTCTGGACAATTAACAGAAGATGACGCTCAAGGCTCAAGTTTTTTAGTAAAAGCTGCTGGACAAACAATTGCACTAGAGCGTGACAAGCAAGCAGAAGATTCAATTGAACGAAATAGAACCTACATTAACATCTTAAAGAATCGTGACTTCTCAGAGACTGGTCCTGCTGGGTCTATGTTTTTTGATATTGCAACATCTAACTTATATGATTTCGATGATTGGGTAAAAGACAATCCCGGCATTGTAGGAATTGATTTTCAATAAAAATTCAATTATTGATTATAAGGAGGAAATATGTTAACATGAGACTACTGGGATAAATTGTGAATAATAAATAAGGAGGGTATGTTGAGAAAGACAGGGTTCGTATTTGATATTGAAAGTGATGGGTTTATATTTGAATCTACAAAGATCTGGACAATTTGTGTTACAGACCTTGATACAAAAGAAAAGTTAAAATTGAACCCATTTAAAGATCCTTTGGCAAAAAATAAGTTTATTGAGTGGATTAATTCTTACAGTGGTGTTCCATATGTTATAGGACACAATATCTTGGGTTTTGATACTTTTGTAATGCAGAATATTATTGATCTATTTTTCACTGTTGGCCCTGATACAATTTGTGATAAAAAGGTTCAATTTATTGATACATTCTATTTATCAATGTTTCTAGATCCTGATCGCGGTGCGCACAGTGTTGAACATTTTGGTAATATATTAGGTCTTGAGAAGATTGATTGGAGACAAAGGGCAATTGATATTGGGTTGATTGATAGCAACTCAGACAAGGGATCTGAATTCATGCAATGGCATGAAGATATGGATGTATATTGTGAACGAGATGTGGAAGTAAACATTCTGATCTTTGAATATTTAAAGAAAGAATGGAAAGATGTATACGGAAAGGAGTTTGAGGTAACTGATGCATTTAAGTGCGGACAGAAAGCATTTTATCTTATGTCATGCCAAGAATTAACAGGGTTTAAATTTGATATTCCTCTAGCTAATAAATTAAAAATAGATATTCAAGAAATGATGGAAGAAATTAGGAGCACAGTTGAGCCACAACTTCCACCAAGGTCGCTGAAGAAAACAGAGGAAAAGCAATATACAATGCCAGCAAAACCATTCAAGAAGAATGGAGATTATTCTTCTTCTTGGACTAATTTTGTTACAAAACACAGTGGTGTGTTTAATGATAAAACTGGACTGTGGGAATTCTATGGGAAAGAGTATGATGTAGTTGCAGGCTCATCACTTGATGTGAAGTTACCAATGGAGATGGCAAACCAAGACCAAATGAAAGAATGGTTTTTGTCAATAGGTTGGAGACCGTCTTTTTATAACTACAAAAGAGGTCCGGATGGGAAGCCAGAACGAGATCCTAAGACTAGACAACTTATTCCAACAACCCCTAAAATTCAAGAGGCTGGAAAGATCTGTCCTAACCTAATGAAATTGGAAGGGGACATTGTTAAGTTAGTTGTTAAGTGGCTTAGTCTACGAAATAGGTTGTCTGTTCTGGAGGGGTGGATTACAAATGAAAGACTGCAAATGGATGGTCGCATCGGTGCAGGACGAACTGGCATTGCAGCAACACACAGACAGAAGCACAGAACAGTTGTAAATGTGCCCAAAGCAAGTGATAAAGTTCTACTCGGAAAAGAATTCAGATCATTATGGATTGCTGAAGATGGAATGCTTATTGCTGCCGGTGATGCAGCAGCTCTTGAGGGCCGAGTATTAGGGCATTACACATATAAATATGATTCTGGTGAAACAGCAGAAGAAATTCTAAGTGGTGATCCACACTCCAAGAACGCTTTTGCTTTCTATGGTCACACCCCTGAATTGCAAAAGTTTGATATAGCTAGTCCCGATTTCAATAAAGAGGACCCAGTATTCAAACCATTTCGTGATAAAAGTAAGAATGGATTCTATGCAATCCTATACGGGGCCGCTGGACCAAAAGTGGCTAGCACACTTGGACTTCCTGAAAGTATGGGGAAAGAAAAGTTAGATAAATTTTGGGAGGCGAACCCTGGAACTAAGGCACTAAAGGATAACATTGAAAAATATTGGGAAATGGTTGGCAGACAAACTTTCCTTCCTGCTATTGACGGGAGAATGTTAAGGACTCGTAAAAAGAGTGCTCTACTTAACACTATCTTCCAGTCATGTGGTGGGATCGCAATGGACTATGCTTGTTGTTTCTTGGATATGTGGCTTGGCGGCTTAAAATGGAAAGACCGCAAACCTTACTATTTGTATAAGGGATACATTGTTCGTAGAGTTGCCTATGTTCATGATGAGGTTGAGTTTGAATGTGATGCTGCTATTGCAGAGGAAATTTCAAAGATGATTGAAAAGGCAATTACAAAAGCGGGAGAGTATCTAAAGTTGAATGTACCGCTGGCTGGCGAGGGGAAGGTTGGACCAGATTGGCGCTCTGTTCACTGATTTTTATTTATATTTGGAGTTTTAGAATGGAAGAATGGAGAGACATTAAAAACTTTGAGGGAATGTATCAAGTCAGTAATCTTGGGAGAGTTAAACGACTCCCAAACTACATAACAATGCGAAATCAAGTAACATCGTGGGAACATTTTTGTGATGAGTATATTTTCACGCCATCACTTGACTCTAAAGGATATTTACAAGTAGTATTGTCTGTTGGTGAAAATAAGAGAACAGCACGTGTTCACAGATTGGTTGCTGAAACCTTCTTGGAAGAGCCGTCGGCAGAGTTGGTACAAGAATGTAAATCTTCTAACTACGATGTTGTACTAGTAAACCATATTGATTCAAATAGACTTAATAATAGTGTTGCTAATCTTGAGTGGTGTAGTCCAACTTATAATAATGAACATTGTGTTATATCTGGAAATCTAAATTGTACATCATATGGAGAGGATAGTTACTCAGCCATCTTAACAGAAGAAGATGTTATTGATATAATCAATTTACTGAAGAAGGGTGGAATAAGTCAGCAAAAGATTGCTGATAGGTATGGGGTTAAACAGATAACAATCTCAAATATTTGGACAGGAAGGAGTTGGGCTTGGTTGACAGGGATTCCTAAAACAAAAAGAAATAAAAGTAAATTAAGGAGTAAATCTATTTCAGAAAAGCAACAAAAATGTAGTTGAAACTACTTGAACCATTCCAAAAACAATGATATAATCGAAACACAAGCATGAATTAACATTAACATCTACGGTCTGGGGATTCATGCTTATTAACTATAAATATCAATATAAACAATTTTATAAAACAACATTAAGGAGTAACAAAAATTATGACTATTCGTTCATATAAAGACCAACGTGGTAATGAAATCAAAGTTATCGAAGATGCAACTTTCGCTTTTATCAATCTTCGTCGTCCTGTTAAGAAGTTTGAATCAGAGGTTCTTGAGTATAATGTGATGTGCATTATCAGTGAAGATGATTTTGATTTTGTAGAAGATAGTAAATATAAGATCTCTACAGGTTCAGCTAAGAGCGATGCTTTTGAGCAACGCTTCAAGGTTGCTCCGCCTTTCCCCGAGCAACGCAAGCAAACCTTCATTCGTCTAGGAGCTAAGGCAACATTCAAAGATAAGAGCACTGGAGAGGAGAAACTTCTGGAGCATGGAATGTCACTTCGTCCTAAGATCTTTGAACTGGTTAATGGTGAAGAAGTAGATATCACAGAAGATATGTTGAGCAATGGTTGTGTTGGTGAAGTTCACTTTCAACCTTATACCAATTCATTTGGGACTGTTTGTTATCTAAAGAAGCTTGTGTTGACTGATGTTGTGCGTTATACTCCACCAGAACAGACAGAAGAGTAAATAACTAAACATTAAATTTAAAATTAAGAGGGTTGATCAGAAGAAAGCAATATGTTATGTTCATCTTCCCTCTTAAATATGATTAAGGAGATTGTATTATGGCAGGACATGTACACGCAGCACTCATGGCAGAGTACGCGGAAGTAGCCAAGACTAACGATAAGCCGTGGGAGGAGTTTGAGTATGGTTCATATGATGGCTCATGGCGTAAAATGAGCAGGCATCCATGCTGGAGCGAAGGCGATAAATACAGACACAAACCACGCACAATCAACATCAACGGCTTTGAAGTGCCGGAGCCTATGAGAGTTGCACCTGCATATGGAGAAATATACTTCTCAATTGCAATTAGAAGCACAACAAAAATGGCTGTTCAATACATTTGGAGAGGAGATTCAACTGATTTAAATGATTTGAGACTCGGTTTTGTGCATAAAACCCACGAAGCCGCAGAACTGCACACAAAAGCACTTCTCTCATTCACAACTGCCGTTAAGGAGTGATTATGTATATTAATGTTCTTGAGTACATTTTCGTGTTTATGTTGTACGCACTAATCGGAGGTATTGCTGGAGGTATAACAGATAACTGGAAGTCAATGACCGAGCGTGGAGTTAGACACACCGTGTTCTGGCCTGTTTATCTTATCAAATGGATGGTGATAAGTATAATGATTGCGGCTTTTACAAAAGACTAACAAAATCTAGGAGATTATATGAAAACTATCGAGATTAGTGTCAAAGAGTATAAAGATCTTCTCAAGTCTAGCATTGAGTTAGAAATGATGCAGTGGTATGGCGTAGACAACTGGGAAGGTTATGGAGAATGTTTCAATCCATGTAATGGTGAAAAGTCCCTTCAAGATTATTTTGACGAGATTGGCAAAGAATATCCAGAAGATTAATAGAAATAGGAGATGTTTATTATATGGATACAAGGTATCTAGAAGCACTAAGTGCAATTCTAACTAATTATATCAATAAGCAGTCAGCAGAATATAAATACAAAGATGTTTTTGAAAAAATTAAACTAAAGACTGAAAATAACCCCAATGCATTTAGGAAATTTGGTAGTCTGTAATATCTGCAAATAAGGAGATTATAAAGTATGACTAATATTACTGTAAAAATTGAAAAGATTTATAACAAAAAGACTGCATCTGGAAAATATACGTTTTCCATTATTTCAAATAAAGTTTATTATGGCCTCGGCCTATTTGATTCTAGTGCTGTACCTGTGATTAATGGTGTTTCACTTAAAGAAGGGATGACTGTTTCTTTTGATTATACAACCAATGGAAATTTCAAGAACATCACAACCAAATCTCTGAAAGTGGGGCAAGGCACTGTTGATGAATCTAAATCACATAACACTAATAGCACCAATAATAAAAATGCTGGAAGTTCTTCAAATAAAAAGGCTTCTAAGGGCACTGGGAACACAACTAAGGTCTTTGGTCCAATTATCAAAACAAATCAAAATTCAGTCATTATTGAGGACGAGAAGCAAGGGAATTTTGAGATCCGAGTTGAAGATGGCCCTGCATATAAAGGACAAGTATTAACTGTTCATGAACGGATTGCTGCTGTCATTGATGAGAATGGACAAATTGTTAGTGGCTTCAAGTGGTATGCTCCTGTCGGAGCCAAGCAGAAGCAAGAAGGTGGAGATTTAGCTATCCGTCTTGGTAATGCTGTTACGGTGGCTAACCATTTAGTAAATGATGTACATGAGGTTGTGCCATTGGCTATTCTTCTAGTGCCCATGATTGATGGATTACGTCAGAAGATGGTTGAAAAATATCCCAACATGGATAACTATGCTGTTGGTGCCCGAACAGGACAGACAGTGATTATTGCAGCAGAAAAGACAAAAAATATTGAAGATTTTATTGAAGTGGCCGAAAGTCTTTTTATTGAGTTATGCGAAGCAGAGCAGTATCTTCGTGAGAATAAGAAGCCCTCGGAAAAGACAGCTAAAGCCCTAGAGGAAGCAGATGTTATTGAAGAATCTATGAATAACTCAGATGATGTCCCACCTTACACTGAAGAAGATTTTGCAGGAATAGGAGATGAACCGGCAGAAGACGATTGGGACGATGATCTCCCATTTTAGGATTATAAATAAAATCAATAAGTTATATTAATATCAACAGCCTGTGTGAAAGCATAGGCTGTT